TATGAAAACCTTTTGAGCGTTCACCTTGCCGCGGATCTCGCGCCGGTCCGCTTTGGTTAGCTTTTGTTTGCTCCATCTCTTGACGATGTCCCGGTCCACATCCACAGCAACGAATTCGCCGCGATATATGGCCATATTCCGCACATATGCGCCGGTGCTGGTGTGTTCATGGATACCGCCGCTACTCATGTTTAAAGCGTAGTTTTGCGGCCACTGGTAACCGGTCCGGTCTAGCTCCTCGAATAGGTGTAAACTCTTGCTGTATCCGTATGCATTTAAGCGCGGATATTTCTTTAGAGTGTTCATCCAGAAACGCAATATTTCCAAGCTTGGGAAATCGCCGTCTACGTATAAACGAAGCGTGATCGGTCCCGGTGTACTGACTAGGATCCGCTCAAGTTCGGCGTGTATGATCTGGCGGAACACAGGCCCGCTTTCCAGTACTGTGTTTTGTAGTTGGCGCATGAATGCGGACGGATAACGCCACGCTTTAAAGCTATAGCACCAGCCTTTAACCAGACCCGCTACAATCTTAAAACATGCACCAGCGCCGGGACAATTGAACCCCGGCAACGTGGACCAGCTAACAAATGGTAATTTAGAGTTACCAACTGTAAACATAGTAAACGGCGGCGCGCCGGCTGTGCTGGCTGGCTTGAGTAGCCATTGCCAAAGCTTAAGCGCGTTTTGTATCCATGCGGCTTTATTTAGCCGGTGCGCTTCGGCTGTGATCGCTTCTAATGTCTTAATAACCCCGGCCGCTTTTAGGCCGTTTTTGGTGATTAGCCGCGCTAAAAATGCGCGGCTTATTGTGTCTTGTTGTTGCATGATCATCCTTTTTTGATTTGTTCAATTTCTTTTTGCATTGAATCCGGTTGACTATCCATAGAAGCTTTGCATTTATCACACTTTGTTTTGTCTTGTTTTTTATGGATATAATTACTCTTGCATTCACAGTCCCAATAGTTACTATTAGTTATAACCGTGTTTTGTAGTTTGTTTAACATTATTTAACCTCGTATTGATTGTTTTATTTCGCTTATTGCTTCAAGTTCCAGTTCAAGATCCTCGCCGTCAAACTCTTCTTTTATTTCGTCTAGATCTAGTTCTATTACATTTATGTGTTCCGGCGCGGTTATGCTTCGGCACTTGTAAGACTCTTCATAATCTGGGTCTTGTTCGGTCCATGTTTCAATCAAGACTTTATTAGCTGGTAAGCTTCCGCCGTTTATGGACTCGCCGCGCATTATACCAAATAACCAGCTGGCCGGCATGATCTGCAAGTGATCCGGATCCGCTCCGAAGCATTGCACGTCTACTAACTGCATAACCGCAACAGCTCCGGATACCAGATCCGCTTCACTGATTAGCGCGCCGGATTTTTTGCGGGTATGTGCAGCTTCTTTTACTGCTTTTATTGCAGCTTTACTAAATGCGTCTCGATCGCCAAAACCATCATTTTTTGTATTTTTTACAAATTTAGATTTTTGTTTCTCCTCGGTGGCCGGTTTTGCGGACCCGGTCAACTGGTCCCGCCGCGCCCAATTTGATTGATTCCGTATTGATCCCTTTGGGTATCCGTGAGCGTTCAAAAAGTCTAATTCTTTTTTAATTTCTTTTTGATTGTTTACGGTTTTCAAAATGTCCCACGTTACCGATTTATGCTCCGCTTGAGTGATCCAGTGATCTAGCTCTTCAATTATTTCGGACCGGTCAAAAGATCCGAACTCAACCGCATACTCTTTAAAGCTTTTAATGGCTAGGACGTAATACGGCGGGTTGTTTAGTTCATCTTGTTTTGGTGTCATTTTGGTGTGTAACTCGTTGTTATTTTTCAACTTATCTTTCCTTTTGCGGCTGTGGCCGCGGTTGTTATGTATATAATAGGAGCAGTGTAACTTATTTGTAGCTTATTGTCAACAGCTAAATAATACTTTTACTGGCAGTGATCGAGTCCAAAATAAGTAGGACGGTCAGCGGCCCGGATCCGGTCCAAATTTCCACAGGTTTACACAGCTTCAAATCATACCGTCCATTGACCGTTGGACAACCTATCCACCGTCTTATATTGATACACATTTTTACCGGGTACACCAAGGCCAGCTAGGTCCGTGGTTCCTATTGTGTCTCTAAATTTTTTTTACCCTTTTTTGTCAACACTTCTCATGTGTAGCTTCTGTAGCTTTATGAATAAAGAATGGCATAACCTATCGGATGCGGATGCCACTTTATTAGAAGATGCTATAATTCAAAGTGAACAATTCGCAGAGCGGCTTGCAGTGTTTCGCAGCGGTCTAATCTCGCCAGAACAACGCTGGTTACAACTCAGCGCCCACAAGATCTATGATAATCTTAGCGCAAGAGAGTTGGAGGTTTTTAAAATGCGTACACTAAAGCACACGTTCCCAGTCATCGCAGAAGCCTTGGGCGTTAGTGTGTCCAGTGCAAAAACGTACTGGCGCCGATGTCTGGCCAAGTGTACAACAGCGTTTATGTCAACTAATGAGAGTATAAGTGATGGGTAAAAAAATTGACATAGATGGTAAGAAAGTTCGCATGCTCGCAAGCTTTGGCTGTACATATATGGACATTGGTAAATATTACCAGTGCAACGAAAGCGTAATTCGTAAGCGTTTCAAGGCTGAATTTGAAGCTGGCCAAGAAGAATTAAAGCTTTCCTTACGTAAGAATCTTATAAAAATGAGCCTAGAAGATCAAAACACAGCTGCATCCATCTTTCTAGCGAAAAATTACCTCGGAATGTCAGATAAAACTGCGATTGACTTAACTGGAAACATAGAAAGCGTACTCAAAGAGTGCGGTTTCGAGGACAACCCCATTGATCAAGCAAATACTGAACCGCGAGAAGCTCTGGAAGCTCTTGGGTTATCAGCCGACGCCACACCAACAGGCCATACATAATAGCAAAGCACGATTCCGCGTGTGCAACATGGGCCGTCGCAGCGGCAAAAGTTGGATGGCAGCTCATGAAATCATCCCATGGTTACTTACACCAAACACACGCGGCTGGATTGTAGCGCCGAATTATAACCTAGGGCAAAAGGTGGCTCGTGAGGTCAAGCGCATCGTGATCCGCGAGTTAAAACTACCCATAGAATCCAAAAAAGAAATCAGCGGTGATCTATACTTCATGCGCCTATCCGGATTAAACTCAGAGCTGGCGGTACGCTCGGCTGACAGTCCGGAAAGTCTTATTGGAGAAGGCTGACCTTCGGGTCAGTTTACTTTGGCATTGATTATTTAGTGATAGACGAAATGGCCTTAATTAGCCGTGACGTATATGAGATGATGTTAAGACCTACCTTGGCAGATAGGCAAGGCTGGGCGTTATTCTGCTCGACTCCTAGAGGATATAATTACTTTGAGCAGCTCTACCGCCAAGGTCAAGACCCAAAGCACCCGGATTGGGAGAGCTGGCAAGTACCAAGCTGGGAATCTCCATTCTTCAAAGATGACATAGAACAACTAAAAAGGACAATGACTCGTGAAACATTTTTACAAGAGTGTGGAGCCGAATTTACCAGCTATGCTGGAAAAATTTACGACTTCGACCGTTTTACCCAAGTTAAACCAACACTCAAGTATGACCCAAACCTTCCGACATACGTTAGTGTCGATTTCGGATACCGCACATCCTGTGCAGTCGTTTTTTCAGTACGAAACAACCCTGACGGAATCTCCGACATTTACCAAATAGATGAGATCTACCTAGAAAATAGTACCACTGAGGAGCTGGCATTATTAGTCAAAGGTTTACCGTATCACATCATCGCCTATTTTGGGGATCCGGCTGGTGCGGGTTCTAATTTGCAAACTGGTCTCTCAGATTTTCAAGTGTTCAAAAAGCACAGAATGCTATTACGCAGCAGAAAAGATCGACACAATCGCGATGTGATTAACGGCATTAATCATGTACGTAGGTGGTTTGGCGACGCGAATAATGAGAAGCATTTCTTTGTGGCAAAGCGCTGCAAGAAATCAATTCAGAGCTATGAGAACTATCGCTACCCGGAACACAAGAAAGATCAGCAGCTTAAAGAGATGCCACTAAAAGATGGTGTAAACGATCATATTTGCGATGCTTTGAGATTTGGAATTGTAAACTTATTTCCTATTAGAAGTAGAACCGCTGGTATAATAGATTGGTAATATTAGAAAATTTAAGTGAAGACGCGATCCACGCGTCACTAAAAGACGAACTCTCATACATAGAGGATGAGCGCACACGAGAACGTGACTTCATGCTTGATTTTTATGAGGGTATCAATATTGATCATTACGTAGGTGACTATTTTAGCCGCGAAACACTAAAACAAGTTCCCATTATGCAAGGCAACATTACAAAGCGTGTCGCTTCATTAGTTGCCATGACGTATATGCGCTCACCAAGATTACGTGTGAACGATAGATATAAAGAATTAGTAGATATGTCTAATCTACAAGCTCAACGACGGCTGGTTGAGCGCCTAACATTTTTACTCGGAACAATGGCGTTTAGATCGTACTGGGATGAAAACGTAGGTAAGATAAAGTACCAAACACTAAGCCATTTTACACCGCTATTTTTAGCGGGCGATAACCGCGATGAACCAGTTGGAGTAATGTACCCGATTGAATACCAAGGTAATGCACGCGTGGAGACTCCAGTTCACGCGGTTTGGACCAAAGATACCCCAGATACACAAGGTATGCATTATTTAGTGGACCAGCATGGAGATAAAATATCTGTTAATCCAGAGGATCGCAATCCATATGGTATTCTACCAATTACATTTTGTCATCGCTACCCACCCATACGTGACTTTTACTCTGGATCTGGAGCTATGGATGTCGTTACATGTGACTTGGCTACCTCTGTGGCCATGCATGAACTGCAACTCTGTACCAGATATGGCGCGATGGGGATCAAGTATCTTACGTCGATCGATGATCCATCTCGCGTAGAGATCGGTGTTGATAAATTATTATACTTGCCGGAGGGTTCGGATCTAAAAGTTACAAGTCCCGGTGGTTCTCTTGTAGAAATTATTGACAGCATCCGATTCTTTGTAGAGTCCACATTAAACAATAATCATATCCGTGCAAAATATGCTCGTTCTGATTCTGGGAATGCGCCATCGGCGGCAAGTTTGTCTATTTTGGAAATGGAAAATATGAACAATCGCACTGCAATGACAGAAGATACATGGCGGCCTTGGGAGCATCGTAGGTACGAAGTAGACCGCAGAATTTTACAAGTAGAAGCCAATGCCGACCCCGGACCAGACTACTCTGTGGATTTCTTAGAGCCTAATTATGCTCTCACTCCAGAATCAGAGATTGCACTATGGTCATTCTATTTTGACCGGGGATTAGCTACTGAGGAATCTTGGTACTTATATAAAAATCCCGATGCTTCGCCAGAAGAAATAGCCAAGTTTCGTGAGCAACAAGAAGCGAAGCAAGAAGACCAGACCCCACAAAATCGTCTACTAAATAGACTACAGAGCTAATATGGCCGTCCTAGACGACGCTTCATCTAGCTATCTAAAATCTTTGGAGGTTGCAGAAGATGAATTTATTCAAGATGTTAAACAAATGGAAGAGGATGGTTTATCTGGAGATGAAATACTGGCAGCTCTCGCTGCGCTTAATGTTGCGACCTACTTTGTTGAAGATCTGGGTATGGCTTCCGCTATCAACGCCCAGATGGATTTCACGGAATCTCTTCTTGATGATTTGCCGTTTTTTGGGTCTATCACGGAAAACCAACTCGTGGCTTTACAGAATGTACAGCGATCCTCAATAGTCAAATACACGGAACACTTAGGAGAGTTGGTCCGGCAAGAAATCATTACCGGCACACAGCTTGGCTTAGATGCTGATGGTATAAAAGATCGATTAGCTCGCTCCGTAAATGTGAATCGCATCGACAATGTTATTGAAACAGCGATGACAAATTATCAGCAGCAAGTTATTTACGCAATGGCCGGTGAATTGTCGGAAGATCAAGAATATTATTACGAAGGTCCGTTGGATAATAAAACACGGCCTGTATGTCGAGAAATACTAGCAACACAGCCATTTACCCGCCAAGAATTAGAATCGCGTTTTCCGGGTGCATTTACCGATAGGGGTGGCTATAACTGTAGACACCTAATCATCCCAGTGTCGTCGAATCAAGAATATAAAAAGACTCGTGGTGCAGCGCAGAAAGAAATCGCTGATCTCAAAAAGTCAGGTAAATACAGGAAGCCAGAAACATTAAAGCAATATTATGAGCGTATTCAAAATTAAAGAAATGATGGAGTTTACCCCTTCCAACCTAAAAAAGTTTGGTAAGGACATAACGCTTACGCATATATCACAATCAAAAGATGGCATTGATGCGGATGGAGAGCAATTTAAAGCATACGAACCATCATATGCAGCTCGTAAAGGCGCCCGAAAAGCGGCAAAAAACCAGTTTAGCATAACAACCAACCCACCGGATTTAACGCTTACTAACAGCATGTTTAAAGAGTTTAAGCTAATTAAAACTAATGTAGGTGATGAATTGTCTATTGATTATGGCATTACAAACTCACAACAAGCAAAAAAAATGAATGCGTTACGATTAGGCCGTTTTGGTAGACCAAGTAAGCGTGGAAAAGTAACGATAAGAAAAGATAAGGCAAGAGTAATAGCAAAAAATCAAAAGCTGGGTCCAGAGGTGGAGGATGCCATTGCGTTTAACTTTGCAAAAAATATTGAAAAGAATTTAAGAAGACTTACAAACCGACCAACGATCATACGAATGTAAAAAGGAGGACAGATGTCCGAAGAAGCAACCGTACAAACGGAAGCACCGCAGCCAGCGGAAGGTACTGAGCGACCACCAATAGAAAAAGCCGTTGCTCAAGAGGTGGCCCCTCAAAGCCAAGAACCAGCTGAAGAAACAAACTCCGAAGTTAATCAGTTGATAGCAGATGCTAAAAAATACAGAAAGAGGAGTCAAAACGTGGAAGCAGAGCTTGCACAGCTGCAAAAACAAATTGCTAGTGATCGTGAAAAGCAATTAGAAGAGCAGCAACAATGGCAGCAACTCGCTGAAGAGCGTCAAGCTCGTATACAAGAGTTAGAGCCTATTGTTGAGCAAGCCAGATCTGAGGAATCGCAAATGCGTGAACAGATCCTTTCTACGTTTAGCGAAGAGGACCGTGAAACTTTTGGTGATTTACCGATGCCAAAGTTGCGCGCTCTTGCATCAAAATTAAGTAATAATGAACAACGATTAGCGGTTGCATCTAATCCAGCTGTTCCAGCAAAAGAAAAGTTAAAAGACTGGACCAAAATGGATAAAAGTGAACGTGCTAAGAATTGGACGTCCATCGTAAACATGTACGCTAATCGCAAAAAATAAAGGAGCCTAAAATGGCTTATACCGCTTTTGCTGGTGACGCTACACAAGGTGCTTCATCACACTTAGACGTGATGATACCAGAGCTGTGGAGCGAAGCTATCATGCGTTATTTTGAGAAACAGCTAGTTATGCGACCATTTTTTGATGACTACTCAAGTCTTGTACAGGGTAAAGGAGATGTGATTCATCTTCCATCCATACAGGAAGTAGCTGTTGGAAATAAGACCGCTAACGAAGGTGTTACTTACAGCGTAAACACTGAAACAGAAATTCAAATCTCAATTAATAAACACAAATTCAGCGCTAAACTTTTTGAAGATATAGCTATGATTCAATCCAATGAGCAGCTCTTCGATAAGTATGCGCAATCTATGGCTTATGGTCTTGCCAAGGCTGTAGATAGTGATATTATTACTGAGTTGAATTCTCTTGGTACAACACAATCATTAGCAGCAGATAATACGTTATCAAATGCTGATGTGGAAACCGCCCTTGGCACACTGATGAATAACGATATACCAAAGGAAGAATGTGCTTTCTTTGTAAATCCATTGGTGTACGCTGACTTACTAAACTCACGCTCATTTAATGTGGGTGGCGGTAATGTCGGTGGTGCTGGTGCAACTGGTATTGGATTTGGTGGTGACATCTCTGGAAACTTTCCATCTCTTTTTGGAATTCCAGTATTTCAAACATCATTGATTTCCAGTGCTTTAGGCGCTGGTACTCATGCTGGATACTTAGCTCATCGCTCGTCGGTGGCTGTAGCTGTGCAGCAAGACATTAGAATGCAGAGTGAATATTCTGTTGATTACTTAGGCACTAAGGTAGACTACTTTAGTGAATTGCCGTTAGCATAGGTGACTATGTTAATTATTAGCGCGGAATTAAGCGGGAAGGCTAAGTCGAAAGATATGCTGATCCGAACCGAAGGCCACAATGGTCAGGGGCAGAGCATAGGAGATGAAATAATTCTCCCACGAGGCCGCGCCATCTTACGAGATGAAAAGGTATGCCGATACTCAAGCGAAAGCCTGAGAGCTAAGATAAAAAACTTAGCATAACATTTGAGTTGCCGACGTGATCTATGGAGTAAAAGTAACTACTGCAAACCAAGTCAAAGGAATTGAGCTACTCAATCCGTAAGCTAGGAACAATGTGCAATGGGCGGTGTTTGTCATCGCCCATTGTATAATATAGAGGATATTATGATAGTATTACGAAAAGAAAACCATTACTGCCATGCTCACTCAAGAGAAAAGGCGCAAGAGCTTGTTAATGACGGATATGAAGTCATCAAAAACAAATTAGGCGGTCCAAAAATTGTAAAAGAGCAGCCAAAGAAAAAGGCGACAAAAAAGAAAAAATAGTTTTTACGTCAGGCTCGTTCACGGTTTACCATTAACCTTAGAGATTAGGAGAATCAATGGCAACATCAAACCTTCATAGGTATACTGCTCAAGAAGCTTTAAACAGGCTTGGCGGCGGTGGATATGATTACGTCACCGACGCAACAGTAAACTCACACGTCTACGTTGCAATACAAGCATTATCAGTTGATTGTGTTATTTCTGCAACATCATCCGACACAGATATTTGGGACACCTTATCAAGTGTTACCATCAAAGCCGGTCAAACTATTTACGGAGAATGGACTTCCGTTACGGTTGCGAGCGGCGATTTTGCAATAGTTTACAGGAGGTCAAGCTAATGGCTGATTTACATAAAAGATCCGTACAAGAAGCATTAAACGTCACCGTTGGTGGTGGATGGAGCGTGCAGACCGCTTTGACAGCGGGATCAGAAGCAGATGTAACTAATACAATTCATAAACAGTTGGCAACGATGACCAGCACTATTGGCGTGCATTCAGCAGTAGAGATTTATTTTAGTTTTGCAACAAGCGAAGTAGATATCGATAAGAGCAAAGATTTGATTATTCCAAAGAATACAATGATCTATCTTACTGTGCCTCGTGGACTAGGCAATACGGTATACTTTTCTGTGCTAAGTACAAGCACGAGTACTGGTGCAGTAAGGTTAGTGGAGATTTAATATGTTTAATTCAATGGGGTCATCCAATCCGCAAGACCTTGGTAATGGCGGAGAAATATCTGGAGACTTAACCGTAACCGGAAGTCTGAATGTAGGCGGTTCAATTGGCTTAACGCTTTCAGAAGTTATACAAGGTACATCAACAATAGATGTAAACTCAACAACAGCATTGGTGGTGCGAAAGGACGGTGCTGCTGGTGATGTACTAATAGTGGATACAGATAATTCACGAGTTGGTATAGGCATAACCCCAGCAGTAACTGCTCATATTTCAGGAACTGGGGAGTTACTTAGATTAGAAGGTGCTAATGCTCAATTAAGAATAGATAATAGCACTACAGATACAATTAATTTGAATGTTGCTGGCGGTAGTGATTCAATGACGTTATCTACTGGTAGCACTACTGCACTCACTATAGATTCAAGCCAGAACACAACATTGGCTGGCAATCTTGCGTTATCAGCATCCAGCCCACAAATAAATTTTAGTGGTAGTGCTGGTGACTATGGAACATTTGGTTATACTGAAGGCGACCCAGATGTATTTAAATGGGGATTGTTTCAAAATTCAGGACAACTTGCATCTATAACAATTGATGCTGTTTCTGAAGCAAGTCCTTCAGCAAGGTTTAGATTTAATGTTGGCGGAGATACCGACTCAGCCCTAGTGATTGATAGTAGCAAGAGAATAGGCATCGGTACAGATAATCCCAGAAAGATATTACACAGCTATAGTGGTTCTGGTGTTAATATTGTAGGATTGTTTGAAAGTTCAGATAATCAAGCATTAATTGCTTTTAGAGATAACACTACTGGTGATGATAACCACGTCATGATTGGAGCAAATGGAACTTCCTTTCAAGTATCAACTGATAATACGACTGCACTTACAATAGACTCAAGTCAAGTCGTTACCTTTGCTGACAATGTCAATATAGGCGATGACAAAGCATTAACGCTTGGATCTGATACCGATTCTCAAATTTTTAATACTGGTTCACATTTATTTATAAGAAATAATACAGTTGACCAAGATATAATATTCCAAGTAAATGATGGCGGTTCTACTCAAACAGAGGTAATGAGAATAGATGCTTCTTCATCATCAGCTACTTTTTCTGGAGAAATATCTGCTAGTAATACTCTTCGACTCCACAAGGTAAATGCATCTGGGCTTACTGATTATCTATCAATTAGACCTTCTGGAACAAGTAGTGTATTAAGTGGTTTAGGTCTTGGTACTGCTAATTCAACTTTAGTTTTATTTGTAGATAAAAATAATGCTATTGGTTCTGGGTCTTCATTGGTTTTGCAAACTGGTGGAACAGATGCATTAACGATTAGTGGTAGTCAATCGGCTACTTTTGCTGGTGCAGTAACTGTGTCAGGCGGTAATGTAAATGTAGATGGTGCAAATAGAAAAATATTAATAGGCGAATCTGGTTTATCTGGTGGGGCATTTGGGCATATAGGTTGGAATGATAGCAGTGACCACTTATTTATAGGTCATTCATACAGTTCTGCTTTTAATGAGGACATAGTTATTGCATCTGGAGGAAATGTTGGTATAGGCGTATCGCCAACTGGAAAGCTTGATATAAATATCAGCAGTAATGCAAGAGGTTATTTTGCATCAAAC